AGTCACTGTTGCATGAAAACCAAAAACCGCTCAGCTAACTTCACCGTGCCTTCTCAGTCCCGTGTTACCCGTTGGGATTCGATTTCGAATCCCAACTACGGTACCAACGTGTCTGGTGGTTCGGTCAGTGGCAATACGTGGGTGTCTCTTAATGAGACAATCGCGTATAATGAGCCGCGTAAGAAATGCTTTGGCTCTTGCACCCATACAAGGGTGTTTCGCCAAATATTTCCTACGCCACATGTGTACCGCAGTGGAGTAGATCCAAACGCGACGAAAACGACGCGTGATGCCTACTACCATGCGTGCACATATCCAACGTGGGCGGGCTATAGCAGCAATCTAGTTCTCGGAAACGTGAACTGGAAAGCGCTTAGTGCGCAGGCGATGGATGAGATGATGCCCACCTTCTCTGAAGGTGGAGAATCACTCGTTAACTTCATGTTGGAACTTAAGCAACTTAAGGACCTGTTCCACTTGTGGAATAGGTCCCGTGGGTTCCTTAAGAACATTAGCGGCGCACATCTGAATGTTTCATTCGGATGGCGCCCGTTCTTGTCCGACGTGGAGCGATTGAGGGGGTCATTGCGTAACTTCCAAAAGAAGTTACGTCGGTTACAGGAAGAAGCGAATAAGCCTTTGAAGCGCCATTACAGGCGCTTCACGGACTTGGTATCGCTTCCTACGAATAACCCGGCTACAGACGCTAGCGGGATACATCGAATTGAAACTCGATGGATCCAGCGACCCGTCTATTGCGCAACTGTACAATACAGTTACGTTATGCCTGATATGTCCCTGGTTTCTAATCAGATCAAAGGCTTCCTGGACTCTTTAGGAGTTCAGTGGAATCCTTCCATTATATGGAATGCAATTCCATATTCGTTCGTCGTTGATTGGTTTTTCAACGTCGGCGACTGGCTTAACCAGCTCAGATCTGATAACCTACAAATCCCTGCAACGGTGACGGATTTCTGCCATTCGATTAAATTCGAATACAGAGATTCATATTTCCACAAACCCGCTTCGACCTATGCCCCTGACGGGGTTGAAGTCGAAATGAGTATGTGTGATACGCTCCGATACGAGAGGCGAAAGGACATTCCGTCCTTTGGCCTTCTCGACCAGACGGTCAAGGCGCCAAACTGGAGTCAGATCCTCTTAGGAGGATCCCTCATAGTGCAGCGTGCTTGAATAACCGTTCTCCAAGGAGTTGTTACCCAACAATTCCGCGGTGGACATAACAATCAACACAGTAGTTAGTGCTATCATTATGTTTGCAACTGACATTACGCTCGCTGGCGACGCATCGTCCACTCGGACTTACGCGCTAACGAGCATCGTGAATGGCAAAGCCATTCGCGCCAATGCATCGGTAGCGGCAGGCGAAGCTGAGGTTCTGACCATTTCTCATGGTCAGAAATCCAAAGATCCGTCTGCTCCGACGCGGCACCTGATTCGTCTCGACTTGCAGAAGGTCAATTCGACCTCCGGCCTGTCGCAGACGGGGTCTGTGTATGCGGTCATTGAAGAGCCGCAGAACACAGTCACGACTGCGCAGATTCAAGACATGGTTACGCAACTCAAGAATTTCTTGAGTGCGGCCAACGTCGCGAAACTGCTGAATGACGAACCCTAGGCCCTTGCCTAGATGGTGCTGGGAATTCATGTGTCTCTTGCTGTTCCTTTACGTTATGTATTGGTTCAGTAGGTACCCATGAGTTAACTGTGTATTAAGCGTCTAGTAGAAATACTAGACAGTCCATACGCAGCCCAGATAGGGCGTGGTGTAGAGTTGCTGTAGTGATGGCTAGGAGGTATACCATATGGATACCATGATAGCCTCGTCAGATACAGAAATGTATCTGGCTCTCTACTGCGACCTCTACGCTGATATAGCTGAGATGTTCGGTATCACATCAACAGAGTCTCGGCTCGAAAAACGAAAAATCGTTTCTCGAGTCCGCTCTGAGGGGCTTTCGTTTATAACGAAAACCCTTCCGAGATTGGGAAAGGCCGTAGACACGGCTCTCTCAAAGAATATTCCTCTTACCGTACCTGGCTTCCAAAAGAAGCCTGGCACTGTAATCCCCAAAATGTTTGGGTGGTTACTAAGTGGTTTATTCGCAGACAATGGGGTCGAAAGACCCGATGCTGATCCCAGAATGCTCAGAGCACTAAGACAACTTGTATATTTTTTATACAAGCTAGAGATGCCTTACGATGAATCCGATACTCAAAAAGTATTGGAGGACTTCGTACGTACTGATGCTGAGCTTGCTCAGCTCATCATCCCGCAGACTATCATCACTGATAACGCTCGTTGCATTGCAACTGGCGTTTTCGGGATGTTTGACCCTACGTCCATCCTTCCGAGGCATGGACCAGGGGCTGTCGCCACAGGAGAGAAACCGCATGAAAAACATGTGTTCTCCCGGCTGTATCGAGATATTGAAAGGATCTACCCCTTTACGGAGTATTTCCAATATAGCTTGATGCAGGTGTGCGACGAGTACCGCGGATACGAAGACCTCGAACTCTTGGAGGCGGGCACGGCGAAAGTCGTGCTCGTCCCCAAAGATAGTCGAGGTCCCAGGCTTATCTCGTGTGAACCACTCGAGTATCAATGGATTCAACAGGGTCTCGGGCGCGCAGTAGTTGCGCACCTTGAGAAGTCACGTTGGACCGCTGGATTTGTGAATTTCACAAACCAGCAGATCAATCGTGACCTCGCCCTCGAGAGTTCCATTGACCAAGAGTGGGTCACATTGGACATGAAGGAGGCATCGGACCGCGTGTCTGTTCAGCTCGTTAAAGAGTTGTTCAAATACGTGCCCACGTTATCGGAAGCCTTAATGGCTACACGGACGTGTGCTACGATCCTCCCTGATGGTACAGAGGTACGTTTGAATAAGTTCGCTCCGATGGGAAGCTGTTTATGCTTCCCTATCGAGGCGTTCGTGTTCTACGCACTTGCCGTAAGTGTTCTCATGTACGAACACAAGATTACACGCCGTGAGGCGTATAAACGAGTGTACGTATATGGCGACGATATCATAGTAAGACGGGAAGACTATCCGTTCTTACTGCAACATTTCCCTTCTTATGGACTTATGTTCAATGAAGCGAAGTGCTGTACCAATGGATTCTTTCGTGAATCCTGTGGCATGGACGCCTATAAAGGCGTCGATGTCACCCCGATCAAACTGAGATCGGTGTGGTCTCGTCGACGTAGATTAGATGTCGGTGTAATCTCCTCGTATGTTGCACTATCAAATGCAGCATACAGAGAAGGTTACATGCGTGTATCAGATACAGCCAAAAATCTCGTTTTGGGTAAAACGGGACCTCTCCCTGTCTTCGATAAAGAAGACAACGGGGGGCTTGGCTGGATAAGACACGACGCGTGTACCAGAGTACAACCATCTGGAGTGAAAACTCGTTGGAACAACGAGTTGCACCACAGGGAAGTATATACTCTGCGGTCTGGGCCAACGTATCTCTACGCTGACCCGGATGACTGGAGCACTGTGCTCAGGCGTAATAGTACGCCTGATCAGTACACCAATCCCGGCACCTACGCGGTTCCCCACCGCAGTCGCCCACAATGGGGATGGACTAGGATCTCGTAGTAATACGAGATGCTAGGCAGTTGGTCCTTACGGACTGACCGCAGTCTAACTGCTTGCGGGGGGGGCGAGAGCCCCCCCCGGAG